CTACTTCCTAAAGTGCTCCCATCTACAATAAATTAATCAAATAAATTTTGGACGGCTTATTAAGGCAATCCTAAAGGACGCAACCACAGAGAGCGTAATTTTACACACGACTGGTTAAGGTAACGTGCAAATAAGAATACTCAATGTTAAAGTCGCAGCCCTCATAATCAAAGATGTTTAAAACATCTGTCGCCCATTAGGGGCCGCCGCTGAGATAATTCACATACCTGGCAAGTAAGTGAATGCCTTGTGGCTTCATCTAATAGAATCAAGGCTACTTCTATTAGACGTCACTGGTTGCAGCATAGGAGGTCCTAATGCAAAGTGAAAGGTGAAGTCGCCTCCACCTCTCACAAGTACATAGGTATTAGAATCCGCTGCATCACGAATATGAATATCTAAACCAGGGAAACCAATGGACTCGTCGCTTGAGGGGATAGTTCCAAATAACATAAATGGTTTGAACATCAACGTGGAGTAAAATGGTAACGCAACAGCCCGATGGGATGCTGCCCCACTACCCACATCTTCAAAATAGGCAATATGTTCATGACTGTGCTCGTTCAACAGTGTTTGGAAATTCATCGTGGAAGTCTTTATATCATAATAATGGTTCGTTGTCGTCCAAGGTATAAAGAAAGCATCACATGACTGTGGAACCCAGAACTCAACTGAGCCACTATATCCCACGAATATAAGTTGAAGATACTCCAGGAGCGAATAAAATTGCCTCCCCCCTGTTCCAGCGGTATTCAAATAAAAGGGGGTGTACCACAATCGCTGGTTATTTGGAATTACAGCTACTTTTGAAGGTTTCTTTGCTATCGATAGGAAAGAAGTAATCTTTTCGCCCACAATTTTAACAGTTTCAGGTGGGCAGAGTTCTCTACCTTGAATAGGACCTTTCTTTCCTTGAGCTTCAGGATCAAAGGCTCCACTTTGAACATGAGGTAACTTGTCTAAGAGTGCTTTAGCTATCTTGTCAGTCTTTTGTTTATTCGCTTCTTCCACTTGATCGTCTAGATTCCGAGGAGGTTCAGCTGGTAACAGAATTCGTCGATTCGGTACTGCGTTGGACCACAAATCCAACTTTTCAAGATCCATTTTACTAGCACTAACCCATATATTTATATAAACTTGTGGTATTGGTGTGGTTGGATATACCAAGGGGTTTAGAAGATCCACCATTAATAACCCGTTGAGAGAATCCCTATTGGTGTTAACACGCAATTGTGGACTCCTCTGCAACCAAGGCACTTGAATGGAAAAATTTGTTTCCCCCTGTACGTCCACCACTTTGTTGACGGTGTTTGAAACATATGGTAGTGAGGAAGTAGTACTAGCATAAGGTGTCCAGTATACACGAAACCTAAACGAATGAAATTTGGAACAAACGACTTGAAAGTGATACTCTAATTCTCCCTTCCAAAAACTGAAAAGCTTAGCTATGAAAGAGAGTCTTGTTGGGAATATTGTAGTTCCATTTATCGGATAAAGATTAGGCGTAACTGGGATTCTGGCTAGCAATGATCCTGCAGTGACTGTAGATGAAAGGCGCAAACGTGCTAACAAATTCGGGACTTTTAGGTACTCTTCTATAGATGGCATCCCTTCAGCAAGGCTTGAAGACCCTGCATTTTCTTTAGCACCCAAAGGAATCAAAGGTAAGTCAACATCAGCACTAGCAATTTGCATTGGCATGACACTAACTTTCCAAAGACCCTCTTTCGCACTAGCCTCATTATTCGTGATTCTACCAGACTGAGCAACTGGCAGGACCACATCATTCCAATTGAATCCTGTTGGTAATCGCACACCAGAAAGAGCACCCATTTCTTGCGACTCGTACGCTATCACCATAGGAGTATAACCAGCTAATTCTACATTCGTAAAGTTTGCATAGACCGATACAGAAGCTGGGGGATCACCAGCAACACCAGATGCTTGCAAGGGGGTCAACACCCAAAATTCCAGAATACCCATATTCATTAAGTACCTAGCGGTTAGGGAATGGCCCTCTGTAGCACCAGTGGTGGTTCCAAACGCTAGCAAATCAATCCATTGATAAGGAAGAAAGAAGGAAACTTGCATCTCCTGAGTTTCAGAACTATTTGGCGAAACTTGAATATTTGGATACGTACTAAGAGTATAAATGTTATCATAAGCACCAGCTGTTTGAGTAACACCATACCCTGTAGTAGTCTTTGCTAACGCCATTGGTCTCCACACCATTAGGAGCTTACCGTAATGGTAGAGAGTCGCATTTATTTTAACTCGGAAATGCAAGCCACCTCTAAAATATTGAAAATGTCTCAACTTTTCCCAGAAGAAAGGTAAGGCAAAAAGAGCATCAGGAAAAATCAGTCGTTTTAAACACGACCCAAATGTTGAAGAAAGGGGCCATGTAAAAGTCTCAATAGGGACAGGTCTTTCAAGAAACTCTTTCAAGCCTTGGAAGATATATGGATTGGGGACCTCTTCGACCGAAGCCGGTACGTCAACCTGAATCTCATGTGATTGGTCGGCAAAAATTGTCAATTCCTTGGACTCCTCCACGTCGTTTTCACGTCTCATGGAATCATCCACTGTTGCGATTTCTCGCGGTTCTTCACTTTGTTTCTTGTTTGTACTTTCCATCATGTCAAATTAAAATTGAACCCAAGACGAATCATCTTGGAGATTGAGTCGAGCAGCAAGTGCATCTTCGTAGGTGACTATATCAATGACTATTCCAACTTCCACGCTAGCTCGCAAAATCTTTTTGAACCACGTGTTGAAAGTGGCACGGTCAAAATGAGTCAACTCTATAAAAACACTTCTCACTGCGCTTTGAAAAGCTTCTACCTTCTCTTTGTCGTTCTTCGCTCTCACCCAATTCAAAATATCGATCACGTGATCCAACTCGAGGGGAGCATTCACTCTACCTGAATCCACACGGAACGATCGTTTCAAATAGGTGAGCTTATCTTCTTCAATTTCACGTGGCATTATTTCTGACTTGTCCGGAGCTGTGTATCCTATACCATATTTAGCCATTTCTTGTTGAATAGAGACCATATTAAACCAAGGAAAACGTAATGACGAAACCCTAGCTATATGATCATCACCATAGGCGACTACTGCAACATGATTTTCAAAATCATTTACAGCACCACTTAAACTCAGACCTTGTTTTTGGGCTAGTAGGATATAGATCACACGAAATAGACACAGATTCAGGAGAGAATTATAAACTGCTGTTAAGGGAATACCAGAAGGCATCGTTTGGTGAACCCTATATAACAGATTCTTTCGACCTTTTGGAAGAAGATGAATACCAGTAAACGTTTGTTGGATTAAAACGCGTCTCAACACTGCATGTGACTTATCGTAATCCTCAAATCTTTTGTAGAATGATTCTACTAAATCTAGAAGACCAAGAGCGATCTGCAGTGGAGTTCGTTTATCCCACGCTGTGTAATCACCTCCTATCCAATGCTGACCTCGTTTTTGGAGTCTACGAAAGAGAATTTCCCACTCTTCTGAATGTACATTCAGGCCCACAGAAACTTCACCAATTACATGATTATCCATGCAATAGCAAAGGAATTTGAGGAAATATTTTCTGAACAACAGATTCACGTCAAGTGGACAATTGGAAAAGATTCTTGTCTTCCCCTCTTCAACTTTCTTAAGGGGCAACCGTTCGTCTTTCAATGTATCCACTATGATAGCCACTTTAGTTTGACCTTTTAAAGCCATGGCTTCACGTTGGTGAACCAATTGTTCCAGAAAATCTGTCATTTCACCATCTTTTATAAAATTCGATTTGCCACCCAACAATTGAAAAGGATAACCCGGTGAGGTATGCATATTAAGTGGCCGTATCCAAGGATGACCTTCGATGCCTTTGATCATCTCTTCATCAGTTAGTAGACCTTGTGTCCCATAAAGCGACTTTCTAAAATTCCACTTCGCATAAGAGGAAATCATCCCTTGAACTGCTAAATCTACCACTTTTTGAGGAAAAATGATTTGTGGGTGTTGTAATCGTCTCAAACCATACTGAAATGGATCAATGATTCTTCCATCAACTTCAATTTGTTTCAGCAGAGCTGGCTTAGAGATCGTCGGAATCAATTTACCATAGATAGGGGACTCAACCAGTTCTGATGTTCCTGGGGCATGAGGTACACAGTTTTCTGGGAGTCGACCCAAAATCTCCATTTGCACACCCTCCGCATCAAAGTACTCATCTAGATCCTCTACACAAGGATAGAACTCTTCTTGGTAGTACACTTCGGAATGCACTACAGGGAGAGGCAACTTCAACTTCAGATTCCTCAAATATTCTTGAGTAATGAGGGAAGCATAACCAATTCCCGTCTTCCCTGCGATATGAAAACCTAGAATCTTCCTATTGACACTGGGATCGTATCGAATTATCAACGAACCACAATCCCCTTGCTGAGAGTCACAGTTATACGTTAAACCACCTCTAACCGTTAAGATTTCATCATCATTACCTTTGTAATCAATTCGATCCAGAGGCTGAGGCTGCCAATAACTGCTCTTGTCGAGATCTGTGACGAGTTGTGTGAAATCATTGTCAATTGCTGTTATGATATATCCACTTGTAAAGCTATCATCAGCATCTTCTTGTTTAATAAAATAGTGAGTCACATCTGGTTTAGCTTGGAAGGAATTTGGTAAGGAGAAAATAAGCACATCTTTTTCCTCATCAACATAGTGCGGGACCTGTGACAATTTAAAATCAAAGGTCGCTACATTATGTGTAGAGAGGCGAAGATCCACTTCCTTGTAATCCTTCGAGCCCAAGAGGATGTGCCTTGGTGTTATCACCATTGTTTCGCACAAGAAGAAACCTCGAACCCGTGACATAGTATTCAAATTTCGCAAAACGATCAAATTTCTTCGTATCGTGTGTACCAATGTCGATGCTGTAGCGTCTCGTGAAGCTTCTATTGGAGGCAGTTTCTGAGTCAACTCTTTCACCAAATCTTCTCGACTTGTCTTACTTTCTACTTCTGCCCGGACGATCTTTTTCTTTCGCGTATTGGTTCTTGCGGAACCCGAACTACCAAATCCCTCTGTACTTGGGCAATTCTCCTCTAAATGTCCATTTCTATCGCACAAAGAGCAATAGTGTCTTTTCCATGAATGACCTTTCTCTTTGCAAACATTACAAGTGTGTTGTTCGCTGGGATGGGGTCCTTCACAAAAAGTGCACTCACCCTCTATCCTGGCCATCTTCTTTTTCCTAGCATTCGTTCGCGCAGAAGAAGAACCACCCATACCTTCAGATTCTGGTTCTTCTGGATGAAACCAATTGTAAATGCCTTTTATTCCTGAAAAGACACACCCCACACCAAATTTGATGCATCGATATGCCATTTGAATGATAAGAGTGGTGATATAGATTATAGTTGAAATCCACAACATTCCTTTCACAGTCTTCATGAGTGTTGAAATTTCATTTGCTGCCTGAATTACAGCACTAGAAGCACTGCAGGCAGAGTTTCGCACAACTGCTACCGACTGAATAGTTTCACCACGTAACCATCTATATTGACGTTGTACCCAGGTGAAAGGTGACAAAAAAGTTTCTCCCCAGGTTCGGTAACTGGCACGCAATCGAGCTTCTAACGCATAGATTCTTATCAGATTAGCATTTCCGGAATTAAAGATATCGGTATAATTCCAGATTGAACCTTCCAGATCTGGTGTTTCATTTTCCTGAAGCCACTTAACTTGTTTCACTGTTTCAGCGTCTAAAATCGATGGTTGAATTTGGAAATCAATTGGCTGCTGCTCCGATCGTATTCTTTCTGCTATATTCCGGTGATTGGCTCGTGTGGCAAAATCAAGATTTGGGCGAGTTAGAGCAAGACAATGCTGGAAGAGTGCTATATACGCCTCGTCCAATGGCAGTGCAGAGAAGTCTACATTGCAAAAATGACAACGAGGTTCTATTCGCGCATCAGTACCAGCTTGTGCCACAGGGAGTTGTCCTCTGCCTACCGTTCTCTCAATATTTTGTTGCCGCCGTCTATTACGATAACGAATTTGGGCGGATTCTATAAAATATTCTGGCAATTGGGCAGGTTTTGATAACTTTTCATCTCGCTCATCTTTAGCTGCCAGTTCATCAATTAGTACTTCAACTAATTGAGAGAAATTCATCCCACCGCGTGTTCGCTCGAAATGGCCCATAGTTGTTTCTGTTGACATTCTCCATTTAAGGACCGCAAAAACAAGAGCATCCGGATCAAAACCTACCCCTGGTCTTGGTTCACACCTTTTATCCACACGAATTAGGAGATCGATTCTACGATTGAAAGCTTCAACTTCTGCTAGCATAGTCTCTAGTTCATGTTCAGCTGGGAAAACATTTGAAGTTAATACTATGAATTCAGAAGTAAAATAGAGTCCAGCTTTATTTTCAAGTTGAGCGACGTTTAAATGTGCTTTAGAGACTGAACATAGATCTATGACATCCCCTAATTCTTGCTTCAATATTTCAGCGTCCTTGATCTGGAATGCATCATCCATCACATAAACTTTTTGTCCATTGTATCCATCAAAATAGGCTGTTGTTCGACTTCTTTGAAAACGATCATACTGTTCATCATACTCCGCTTGATCTGGATACTTCGCACTCAAAAGAACCTTCATCAGCGTATCAATGCAGAGCGTCTTGCCTACTTTTGGTGGACCCACTAGATATATGACGAATGGAGGAGACATATTCGGCACTCGAGTAAGGTTTCCTTTTAGTGAATTCAACCAATCCCCTATTTTCTTTAGTCTTGGTGTTACCATCTGATGCAATTTTTGTACACCAGGAGTTTTAATATTCACAAGCCGTTTCTCTATTTCTAGACCTTCAGCTCTGAGTTCCTGATATTCTTGTTGTAACTTGGAATCATACATCATAGAGGAAGATTTGGAAAAAGCTCTACCATTTGCGAGAATTTCTAGCTCAAACTGATCCACTTTCGACACCCAATTAGTCACTCTATCAGTTGAAAGAAGACCATTGGCATCTTCTAATTCCTCACGAGTGGCACCAAAAAGATAGATTTGTATTAGAAACCATATCTCTCTTAGCCACGATAAAAGGAATTCATGGACCTGCCTTAGGTTCGCCAAAGATTTAATCGAATTTTCAATGCGTAGTTGTCGTGCTCGTAACAATCCAGCATCTACTTGTGTAGTGGGCAGAAAACTTTTGATAATCTCCCAAAATGAACGTCCAAAGCTCTCATTCGCCACGCGATCATCTTCTTCTCGAGTTGTCTGAGCTTGAGCCCTAGGTAAATCGCTTCCATGAAGCCTCGAAATCACGTGCCTGAGGGATTCACAAAAGTTATTCGCCTGGAGCTCATTGGCCACGGGCATCTCTGAGAGAATTTCATTGAGAATTATTGGTATATTAAGAACGACTGATCGAGGGAAAAAGAGCATATTCAAGATGGCTGATGTGACGTTGATCAGAAATCGCCTATACCTATAGACTCGTTGACTAGTCCAATTATATAGAGCAACTAGACTCTGGAGAAGATGATCAATCTGTTCTCGATATTGTTGTAACAGGAAATCTCTCCACTCAGAGAAAGTCGAGGAATTCCTGGGAGTATCACTTCTAATACCATTTGCTTCATCTTTTTCATCAGGTTCTACGCCTTCTAAGCATGATAACACATGTTTGTCATACTCTTCTTTTTCAGCTTCAAAACCACACTGACAAATGAAATTTTCCATGGACTCCGTATCAAATTCAAAATTTGGTATTTCTTCTCTTGTCCACACTCCAGCACAAGGTAGATTGGGCGTCTCTGGCTTACTAAAGAACCGTCGCAAATCACCTTGAAATTGACTATGGTTCACTTGGTAAGCAAGACTTATCCAAAAATTGGCGGATTGACGGTGGAATCCGATAGCATTAAGGAAATTAACTCGATGATGTGACAGTGCCTCATCGAGATACCCTTCATGCCATTGGCAAGATTGATGATAGGCTTGACATGCATACATACACTCCTTATTTTGAGAAGGTGATTGATTAGCACATGCCTGCATATTGCCTGGAAATATCAGATCCACAATCTTAACTGGAAAATAATACCAATCTGTCATTCGGGAATAATATCGCCTTGTCCGGTGCTGTCGCAGAAAATGATAGAGATCAATGTTATTATGAAAATCTCTAAATCGTGGTGGTCGAAAAGCGACACCATTTATTTTGAAAAAATGATGAATTACTTGACCACCTGGCAAAAGAATCAAATTCATCGTCCATTCATCTCTATT